GAATCAACCATATTAGGACTGTTATAGCAATTAACACACATATTTAATATACGTGTAGTAACAATACGGCGTGAGTCATCATTATGTACTGAATATCGGTACAACTCTTCATTCAAGTGGTACACAAGACCACTTAGTTGTTTAGGTGTTAAGCTGATTACGTCTTCCATATTCTTACTCCTTTACCTTCTCTATGTATATATCTGAATTAGGAACAACAATAAATGAAGAATGTTTACCATCTTCTTTCTTTAATCTAGCACTATGAATACCATCTTCAGTTGTGTAGATTTCTAAGGATAAAAATCCTAAATTAATCTCGTTATAAACCAATTGAAATTCTCCTTTGTATCTAATAGTAACTAACAGTTTCAATGTTAATTACATTTTTAAAATTAATTTTGACTCGACCTGATACATAATCCAAAAAAAACAACACGTCAAACACTTTTTTTAAATTATTTTTTTCGTGTTGCATAAATATCACACAGCTTCATATGCGTCGGTGCTGTTTCCGTTTCTTCTGTGTTTTTTTTATTCTTCCTGTTATAAATCTTCTTAGACGGTACTATCTTGTGTTTAAAGTGTGTCAAAGTTTTATGAAATGGATTCCTGTATTTCATTTTTCCCACCTGTAAAATAAGTGATCACCAATACGTTTAAGAAATGTTTTATCTGTCGCCCACTCTGGTTTAACATCAACAGAATGATAGTGTGTAGCCCCACCTGTTATGTCCTTATCCTGCTGCTCCCACACGTGTCGAACTATTATCTCTGCCCACCTGTAAGCGTCAAGGTCATGGGGTCTGTCTGTACGGCCATCACAGTACCAAGAGAACTGACATCGATCCTTCAAAGGCAAGCCAGTTATCTTGGAGTGCTGACCCTGATATACAACGTCACATACTTTGTCTGGGTAGCGTACATCCTTGACCCTGTTCAGTACGGTATAGGTGACTGCCATCTGACCCTCAACAGGTTGGTTACGTGCTTCGTAGTACACGTTGAGGGCCATGCAGATCAGAGATATTTTAAGTAGTAACATCTAAAGTGGTAGCTGGTAAAAAGTCAGAGTCACCTAACCGTTCCATGTATGCTTTATTAGCATATTCAGCTATCCGTTTGTAAGCATTGTTTATTTTTTCTTCTGATAGTTTTACTTCCTGTTCGAGTATTCTATTAGCTTCAGATAACTCCTTAGAGTACTCCTCTTCCTTTGCTAATCTTATCTGTAACAGATCGTGTTTCTCTTCCAGTTGCTGAATACGAAAGTTCTTTCTGGTCATTTCCTTGATACGTTCTACGTTATGTTCCGACATTGTTGACATCCTCCTTTAGAAATTTAGATATAGATCCGTGACCATCACGTACCATTCTCCAGTTAGCGTACAGTTGGGAACGACTATCACTCAAGCCATACGTCTGAGCTTCAGTGTAAAATCCTTCCATTAGTTCTGTGTTGATATCCTCATTCATATCGTACACTCCTATATTAGATTAACTTTGTACCGTCCTCTGTACGCAATCTTAAAAGGCTTGGCGTTTCAATCCATACCTTTGCTCCACAAGACAAAGGTTTATCAGGACTATACTTAACATTACATGGCCCTAATACCTCAACCTCATGTCCATAGTCGTTGGACTTGTAGGTTTTTACAGTGATAACTGGATTACGTTCACCAGTTTTGCCATTACGTTTAATGATATGTTGGTTGATGTGAATATATTTCTTCATAGTGTACTCTCCTGTATCTAGGTTGTGAAAGAATGTGGCAGATGATATCTTTGGGAGTGCTATGTATGGACAGCAACCTCTCCACTTCAAGATATCTCTTTTTATTCCGCTGATACTGCCACTTACCTACGTAGGAATGGTTGCCTCCTAATTCTTAGTTGATAAACGCAACTACGAAAACAAACACAATAAGGCAGAAGTAGAACAAGGTAAACTTGTTCACACTATGCCGCCTCTTCACACAAGCGTGACCATGCCTTAGACTTCAACCACTTAGCAACCTGACGTTGATCACCAATACGGGTCACACCTTCGTGATCGTGTTTAGTGGTATTGATTGTACGGTGTGAAGAGTCATAGGTTAACGCACTTACAACAGACCACAGATTCATACCGCGATCATATGCTTCCCTCTTGAACTGCTCGTGGAGTCGTTCAGTCTGTTGTTTAGTAACACCCAACTCCTCAAAGAACTGATCAACAGATGTAAGTCTAACCTTAGACTCTGCATACCCCTGTATCAACTGGGTATCCGTTTCAAACCGTTGTAGACCTTCTGTCATACGGCCCAGAAACCCATCAAGTCTAAACCCAGATGTACGTTTACCGACGTTAGCTTCGTAGTCTCCGCTAACAAGACCATTAGCACAGAATGAATCTATACTACCGTACATGATACGTGCCTTAGATGACCCGTTAAAACAGTTCCAAGCTATCACACGAAACATAACAGACGAAGCGTGTTTGTCTGTACGTATAACGTGGGTGATAGAAGGAAACTGGTACTCACGGATAGTAGATGCCCCTTTGTAGGATACAGAGTCCTTAACAATGACATCCCCTAACTGATGGGGTTCAAAGAACTCTAACAACTGATCCTGTATACCGTGAAAGAAGTCAGTGTTGGGAGTGTGAACGTAGGTATCAAGGTGAACACCTAAACAAACATCTGGCGTATCTGGTCTACGTACACCCCAGTAGTTACCAGCTTTATCCCCTAACTTCATACCTCCGAAAGTGTCAATGTCTACGTCTGAAAAGCTCAAAGGTTCAAACCTAGTCTCGAAGAATACATCTCTATTACTGTAGCGTGTGGAAAATAATCAAGCATGAAAAGTTACTCCTTTGTGTTGCTTGAGTTAACATGGTTGTCTAAGTGCTTCTCTAAACCATTCAGAAAAGAATTAATATCACTTAGACTCTCATCACTGATGTCATCGACACCAGCTACACTTTTGACAGTCTCCGCTATTGTATCGGGTATGTCAATGTGATTCTTGTAATCATATACTGTCTTTGCCTTCATTGACCTGACAAGGGGATCGAAGAAGTGTTTCTGATACAGCATAAAATCTCGGAGGTTTAATGGCATTATAGTTGCTCCCATGTGCCGTCTGTTTTGCTGATAAGTTTAAACTTGGTCAGATCTACACCACGTGGGTGTTTAACAATATCCTCTGCATGGGGGGTGTCATACATCCATCGATAGTCCACAAAGTGACTAGCTTTGGACAGTGTTTTAAAGAAGTATCCATCGAAGTACCATAGATGCCCCTTCCCGTTTTTAATCTTGGAATACATAAGAACGTAGTAGTGATCTCGCATTATAGTCTCCCCCCCATGTGGCCCTGTTTCCAATCCGTTGTCTGCTTACAGTCTGAACAGACACGGTTACCTATGTGGGAAGAGGTAAACACAAGACGACACATAAGGCACTTACGTGTGGTTATAACGTGGGGTTTATCTGGTCTTGGCTTGGCATTGATGTACGCCATTATTTGTCCTCCTTTTCGTAGATATCTGGAACAACCATAGCGTTCAAAGATTGCATGTTCTCAGTAGAACACGTAATGATTATAGATTGTTCTTTACCCTTGTCGTGTGAGGTGATCATAAGTTTACTTAGCCATTCCCCGTTACTCTGTCTAACAGGGTTTTGAGTCCTGATACCTGTAACGTTACTTATATTCAATAATTGCATAGCTCTCAATGCTCCTTGTAGATTGTGTGTTCGTGTTCAGTGTCCCAACATGCCCGACAAGGGCCACAAGTATTGTCATAGTCTGCTGAAGGGCAGTCATGGGTTCCGTTAGTGCTAACACTACTAGACTTAATGAAGTCTCTAAAGGTCTTAACCTTATGTACGTCTTTCATCAAACTAGACAGCCGTACAGCAAGGTTAGACGGTACGCTTTCAAGGTTCCGTATTAAGCCGCGTTCTTGTGTAGGTAACCAGAAGTTAACCCAGCGTAATTGAGTAGCTATCCAGATGATATCTTCCAGCATCTTGGCGTTGATAACGTCACCACTGTCAAGCCACCTGAAGTACGGTTCTTTGGGGTCAACATAGTGACCTATAAGCCGTACCATTGCGTACCTCCAATGTGGATTGAATACCCCTACAAGCCGTTTTAACTGTCCTATGTGGACAGAATGGTAAGTGTAATTACCTCTATCGTTAGCGTAACAGTTAAAGCATGGTGTACCCTCTATTTCAGAGAGTTTAGAGCCTATGTTACAGCCGTACTCTGGGGGTAAAGGTAACCCTCTTAATACACACAATGCCGGAACCCATTCTGCTTTAGCGGCTGGTAAACCATAAGAGAACCCCGGCATCTTAGAAGGGTTCCCTAACTCACCAGCAATTTCCTTTGCCTGTTTCAATGTTAGAATTGTCATGGGGATACCTCCTCCTCTACTGCCATAAGAACAGGCAACGAATCAGGATAGGTATCGCACTTACATTTAGGACTCCGTTCTAAGTCATCACATATCCACCGCCAGATCTCTGGCTTCATGTCCGACTCAGTGAGTACAAACGATCTTAATTTCATAGCAATTTCTCCTTTGTTGAATATCGAATTTGGACAGCCTACAATTTCCGACGGCGGCGAGTCAAGCGGTTTTGAAAATAAATTTTTAATGTTGCAAAAATGACACAATCCGCTGTACAGAATAGGTATTAGGTGGGTGACCAACAGTATTCTATGTGCATAAGACGGGTATAACAGGGGGAAAGGGGGGTGTGAGACACTTGTTACAGCCTCGTAACACACAAACAGAATCTTACATAACACTGAACTGGTTTGGGACAAACTAGAACCAGTTTAGGTCCAGATGGGGGGAAACTGTCACATATATGTCACTGTCAAGCACTATCTGGGACATAGGGGCCGATTGTTGCATAAATAGCACTGTCAAGCACTTTTTTTTGGGGGCAAAATTGGGGGCGCGAAAGAGGCGGGGGGCGTCGGCTCAGACAGACAAACCAGAATCATCGGTGTCATCGGTGCTATCGGTGCCATCGGTGAGTTAAGTGACGATATGGGGTGGATATTTAGTGAAAAAAATATGTGGACATCAATATTAATTTAGTTTATTGTGTTCTTATCAATTGCAATTAAGTGATTGTGTTTGTAGATAAGGAAGAATTGTTATGAAAGCTACTTTGAATAAGGACAAGACCACATTAACTATTGAAGTGCCATTTACTAAAGCCGGATGGACTTCTAACGGTGCTGCAAAATCAACAATGCATGTATCATTTCACAGTATTGTTAATGTGGACGACTTTGGACCGTTAAAAATAGGGTTTAACGGCATGGCTCCGAAAGCTGGCAAAAAGAAAGCCGCGTAGTATTCCTCCCTGCAAACTAGCCCCCCAGAAATGGGGGGTTTTTTTTGTCCTCAGTTCGGGTAGAAGAAAACGGGGAAGGTCGGCTCCAAAGAAAGAAAGAAAAAACTGTAGCACTATCGGTGTAATCGGTGTCATCGGTGTGATCGGTGAGTTGTGTACGGATGCAAGAGGCACGTGATTTATTTTCTTGTTGACCTTCGAGCAGAAGTGGAGCATTATAATTGCACAACAACACACAAGGAGAAGGACATGAAAACAATTATAGTACAGGACTTCACGGGAAAAGACATAAGATTGTCGAAAGGACAGTTTAGTAGAAAATGGGTAAAAGCTCACGCTGAGCCTCTCTGGAAACACCTCGACAGCAATGACAAAATAAGTGATCACTTGATTCGTTCCATCACTCACACAATTCAGGTGTTAGCTGCTCATCACTTCGACGAACTCGTCAAACGTCAATCCGAAGACATCGATGAATTAATCCAGATCATCGACCTCGACGAAGATTAATTCCTCCCGTGTGTAACTGAGGGCCGGAGAGATCCGGTCCTCTTTTTTTGCGTGGGTTTCGGTCATAAGAAGACGGGGAAAGTCGGCTCCAATATATATACTATCGGGGTATCGGTGGTTTCGGTGAGTTATACGTGCGTACCCGTGTGTACACGTGCGTGTCGTGCGTGACTTATGTGCCGGGTCGTGGTACTCTTCGACTTCACTCATAAAGGAGAGATTCAATGTGCGATAACAAAGTGTCATTTTACGTAGCACGTGGATACGGCCACGCCGAAGTGTCCGTCAAGTGCGGCAACACAGACCCATTCGGAGGCACAGCCGTGTGTCCCACGTGTGCGAGTAATCCGCACGTCATGCAGGGCATCCGCAACCGCGAAGAGAACGCGGCGTACGACGAGTGGGTGGTGAATGGAAACGATTGGGAGGAGGGGGGTTAAACCCCTTCTTTTTTCTAACGGAAGGTCGGCTCCAAAGAAGAAGATAGAGGATTTAAAAAGAAAAGGACCAGATTTCTCTGGCCCCTCTCCCTTGCTGGTTAAAATGGAATTTCGTCTTTTGCTTCGTAAGGAGGATAACCCGACTCAAGATCTTCAATTCGTCTTCTTAAACCTATGAGTGTTTCGTTAACTTCCTTCATTAAGGTTTCGTACTCTGAACGAGTGCAAAAGAGTGGGTGATAATCAATATCCTTCATGTGTTTCTCCTTTTGTTAATCGTTACGTATCTTACGAAATTAATCGCACGAGTACCAGTGTTAATTCTGCATAGGTGGGTTGCAGTATAAGCAGTGCTTACGGTGCATAGGTGGGTTGCAATAATAACATGGCTCGGGGGTTGACATCGGGTGTATCGGTGCTATCGGTGGTATCTACCCCACCGTTTCCCCCCACCAATCCCCTATCTAAAAGAAAAAAATAAGTAGACACGTTTAAAGGAAAGCACTATATTAAGAGGACACACAAATAAGGAGAGAAAAATGTATTACGGTAGAGATTATGGGTCATGGTGGGTTCCCGAAGATATCAAGTGTATAGGATGTAGAAAGTGTTTAAACGAAGATCACGATGTTTACGACAACTATGACAACTACGACGACCACGACGATCACGGAGAACTTATCGTTTATTGCGATAAGTGTCATCCATCACAATCAGACATAGAGGAGTAAAGAGTATGAAGTCACTTAGAGAAGCAGCAGCAATTTTGTGGGGGGGATTCAGTATCGTGGTCCTCTTCGTTGTAATTGGAGCCTTATTGGGGATACTGCCATGATACACTTTGACCTTATGTTTATAGTGCTGATCTTAGTTATCTCCGCGGCGATACTGGGGGGTATGGGGGGTTGGTTTCTTGCTAGAGCAAAACTACATAAAGAGATTCAACAAGCAAGATATGACGCGACCAATGAATACTTCTTAGCCTCGCAAGATTATGATCGAGACTACGAACCGTAATTTCTCCCTGAGTGTGTAAACTCGCCCCTCCTGAAATGGAGGGGTTTTTTTTGTGGACCGGGGGGGAAGAAAAAGGGGCCGTGCGTCTCTATTAGGGAATAGCCACAGCCTTGAATTTCAAAATTTTGGAATTTTACACTTTTACACTTTGTTCTTATATATAGCGTCAATGTCTTCTTCGACCATTTCTGAAATCAGATTCTCAAAAGTGTACTCTCTTTCCCACCCAAATTTCTTTTCTGCCTTTCTTGGATCTCCACACAAAACATCCACTTCGGCTGGGCGATAAAAGTCGGGATTAACTTTTACAATCAGATCTCCTCTGCTGCTGTAACCTTCTTCATTTTTTTCCGTACCTCCCCACAGAACAGTTTCTCCTATATATTTAAACGCTGTTTCTACAAGTTGCCGTATTGAATGTGTTTCTCCTGTAGCAAGAACATAATCGTCAGATTCCTGTTCCTGCATCATCTGCCACATACCTTTGACATAATCTTTGGCATGACCCCAATCTCGTTTGGCATCCATGTTTCCAAGTTCGATAGGATCTTTTCTGTCACGTGCGTACATTTGTGCAACAGCTTTGGTAATCTTACGTGTAACAAAGTTCTCGCCTCGTAAAGGACTTTCATGGTTAAACAGGATACCGTTACACCCAAACATACCATAAGCTTCCCTGTAGTTTTTGATTGCCCAGTACGCATATAACTTTGACACACCATACGGACTACGGGGATGGAACGGTGTTTTCTCTGTTTGGGGTGTTTCCTGTACCTTTCCAAACAGTTCACTTGTACTGGCTTGGTATATCTTTGTGTCCATGTCGAGATTGAGAGTACGGACACAATCAATGATCCTCATGGTGCCAAGAGCGTTGATATCACCTGTACTTACCGGAATATCAAAACTTATACCAACATCAGACTGCGCTCCCAGATTATAGATCTCATCAGGCTTTGTGTCACGCAACATACTGAGAAGACTGTTGGTATCTGTTAGATCTCCGTAGAACGGAATGAAATTAGCGTTTAGCGTGGTCGATGAAATGGGAGATGTTGTCTCTGTTAGGAGTACTGGATCTCCTTACCAATCCGTATACCTTGTATTGTGTATTTAGGAGTAATTCGGAAAGATAAGCCCCGTCCTGACCTGTTACACCTGTGATAAGGGCTATCTTTTGTTTTTTCATTTTTCTCTACTCCACATTTTCCGCCACAACCAGTTACTCAGTTTAGTTAATAATCTGGAAAACATTAATAAAAGCTTACTTCTCCAAAACCTGTTTCTCATCTTTTTTTTAATGTCCTAATTTGGCATTAAGCTTTAACGCTTCGTCGTAGGTCATACATCGAAGTTCCATAATACCTACTAACTTTCTACCCATGTTGTTTTTAATAGCTTCGTGAATTTTATCGAAATCTTCCCAGATCACTTTATGACAGGCTTCTTGTGTAGCATAGCTTTGAGTCCACTGCATCCATCCTGTATCCGGTGTCATAGTGGTATGGATAAGTGCAGTTATAAAAAATACTTTAAGCATCGACCTGTTATAAAAGGAAAAAGGAAAAAGGTCAAGCACAACTACTATTGACAAAAACATTGATTTGATCTATCTTTATAGTCTCTCTCCTTTGTGTGGCAGGGATGGTTATTATGCATTTTAGCTGTCCCTGCCTTTCCTTTTTTCGGCTCGGTGAATCAGGGGGGTTGACAAACCTGTTACTAATTGATACAATCTGATTCAAGAGAGGAAATTGATACTTTAAATTAAATTAGTATCAATGTTAAATTTACTTTGTTATATTAGTAACTACCTGATACAATCTGTTACATAATGACAAATGATCCAAAACCTCATATCATTTATGGAAAACTTGGAAACGATGAATTAACTTCGCTTATTCGTGTAACTTCAAAGGGGCGTAAAAAGTCTTCAGCAGGGCAAGATCTGATAGAAATGCGGCGAGAAGCACAACGCCGTAGAGAGGGTCGGGTTGCACGATGCGCCCGGAAGAACTATACTAAAGAAGAAATGTTAGAACGAGCGCAGAAATCTCCCAACTTTAAACCGGGAAACTTCATAGCAGGAATGTCTCCGAAACAGGAGAAGTTCTGCATGGAGTATATCGCTACGGGTGACAGTCTGACCGCATATAAAGCGGCAGGATACGCCCCCGGTAGAAATCACGCTGACACCCGTCGCCGTGCCGGAACCCTTCTTAAAAAGCCGAAGATAGAGCAGCGCATAAATGACCTCCGTGAAGTAGCGTTGGATCGTATGGCGTGGAGTGCGGATCACGTTCTGCAAAGATTGGACGAAGTTTACCAGCATGCGTTGTCGAATGGTGACTACACCAACGCGAACCGTTCCGTTGAAAATGTAGCAAAGCATCTTGGAATGTTTGTAGAGAGATCAGAACAACGCATCAAGATGGGAGCGTTAGGAGACAGTGACGAAAAAGAAAAGGTACAGAACGATATTTCACGCCTTGCTGAAATTGCAGGGTTCAAAGTCATTGAAGGCGGTAAACAAAAGGACGGAACAACGGACAATGAATAACACGGACTTTGAAGCTTTTATAGACTCTTCCGAAAAGGACACTAAGAAAGCACGTAAACTTGCTCCAAGACGGTTGTCATTTGCTGGATCTATACCTTATAATGAATTAAACTACTCTCCCGGTTCGATGGGATACCATCAAGCTATGGACAGAGTAGAGTTTACGATTGAGAACTGGCACAGTCACGTGTGTTCTCATCCGGTGTTTAAGAACCCTGACCCTGAATTAGATATAGTCAGGAATACGTTGGTTGAAGCCGCGCAGTCTCTGTTTCAAGTTTATAACGAACTTGGTTCTTTGCAGTTTAAAAGAGGCTTTGAAGAACCTACAACATCATACAATAAGTTAGGAGTACACTAGAAATGGCAGGTTTAGACGCTTTAAGAAAAATGTTAAAGCTTGATCCCGGTAATCAGGATATTATAGATAAAATAAATAAAGAACGGGATGCCAAGAAGCCGAAGCACAAAGGAATGGGAGGAGCTTATAAAAGGAACGCTTCAGGTGGGGTTATTCGTCTTAAATCAGGTGGTCCTGTCGTAGACAGTTACGACTATAATTAAAGGGGAGTACATTAAAGATGGCTTTAAAAGAAATTGATAATTCAGGTTTTGTAAGAGGAATCTTGCAACCGGGAAAAGGAAAAAAAAGAAAAGAAACATGGAGAAAGACAAAGAAAAAGACACCAGTACAAAAAGCCGCACGATCCTATCCACCTATGTCAGATGCTGAATTCCGGGCTATGGATGATGTACCAACAACTACTGCTCGTTCAAAATCGAAACCTAATGTACGGAAACCGACAACAAAACGTTCAGAAAAAATTAATAGAAAAACTGGAGGCCCGATCCGTCTTAAATCGGGTGGTCCTGTCGTAGACAGTTACGACTATAGTTAAAGGAAGGGTAAAATGAAACAAACGCCGGATTCAAAATATCTTGACGGAATCGTAGGCCGTCCAACGGGACAAGGCTACGGAGCGGCACGGAAAGGACCAAACGTTATCGGTCCTGAAACCGACGTTGTCGTAGATGAAGAGTACTCTCAACCAAAACCATTTAAAGTTAAAAAAGGAGGATAATACCAAATGCCATCAAGATACGGAATGAACCGACAAGGACTCTATCCGCAAGATGAAGGTCCACGTGATGAAGACAGAACTGGTGTGCTTCCGTTTGGTCAACGCCGTCCGATGGGCCGTATGGCAATAGGCGGTAGTGTTGTAGATGGATATGACTACGCACATGGTGGTCCTGTTAAAAGAAAGAAAATGAAAAAGGGAGGCAAAGCTTAAAATGCCGCAAGTAGGTGACGTACATTTTCCGTATGACGCTGGTGGGCGAAAAGCTGCTGAAGAGTTAGCAGGACGTACCGGACAACC